TTCTCTATTTTTTCTAAAGTCAACTCTTAAACATGTTTCTATTCTATCTTTTGTAATATTGTAAACAGAAACTAAACCAGTTGATCTTGAGCTATGGTAAAGCCTAACTAAATCTCCATTAAGGAACCAAACTTTTTGATTACCTTTAATTACAGATTGGCTATTGTACTCTTCGCCCTTAATTGTTCTTTTCTCAGTAGCCATTTACCTTCCTGACTTGCACTTGGTGGGTGAAAGAATACTCTTGTCCCGCAAGATATGCAATAAGTTTCTAAATGATCTGTAGATGTATATTGTCTATCAATAAACATTTTGCCATTACACTTTTTACAATTCAACAATATAATAACCTAATTTGGAATTCCGACAATAATTAAGTGCACATCTATAGATAAGTTTCCATTAGCACCATATCTAACAACGCCTTCAACTCTTGATGTGGTTGGCTTTTTTAAAACTACTGAAACATTTTGTCCTGCTGAAGTATTTCCTGTATTGATAATGGTTGCTGAAACTATTGGTGGATATTTAAAATCACCAACAAAGTCGTATGAAAATGTTTTTTCTGTTGCTGCAGTGACTGTGCTATTGTCCGCAACCCCTACAATTCCACCGATTACTCTGGCATCAGACGTTTTAACACTTTGTTTTGCGGCACTTGTAGTATCGATAGTTGTATAATTATAGCTTGCAGAAGAAACCTGTGTTGAAAGGTTATTTACTGTGTCTGCCAATTGATAGATGTACGTAACATCTAGTGGTTGACCACGCTCAGGTAGTGGTAGTTTAGCCATTTTATTCCTCCTATTACATTATATCAGATTGGTTCTACGTCAGACTCATAAACCAAAAAAGCTGCTTTTATTTGTTTTTTTGATGAAGCATACTGTACTCTAACCCTATAGTTTGTGATGCCTTGATTTAAAAATGTAAAAGAGTATGTTGATACTGTTCCACGATACGCATAAGGGCCATTATCAAAACTTATGAATAAGTCATACTTATCTTCTGACTCTTGCGTTACCACTTCTTGTTTTGTCCAAACTGCAGTAATAACATTTTCAGTTTTAGATACTGAGCCAGTATAGGTATCTGCTACATATTGACCACTATTATAAACGACAGACCAATGAGAGTTTCTATTTTTATCTTCAGATACAATCCTATAACGAATATTATATTTTTGGCTATCATGATCAATTGGTGGTAACGAAGATTTTTTTACTGTTACTTTTTTAATATTAGCATCAGCCATTATGAAACTCCAATAGAGAATCTAAACTCAACATAGTTGTTTGTATTTGGTGATTTTATAATTGTTTCGCCACCTGTGTTTTGAACTACAGTATACCCAGTAAGTCCATACAGTGGATTCTTAGTTGCAACATTTTCTAGCCTAAGTGCATCTAATGCTACATAATAATCTGATGATGGATTTCCGTTATCAATAACTGATACATAAATCTTTACAACATTTACTGCATTCCAACTAAAGTTAGGAGAAGTATACAAATCTTGCAACGGTTTAGATACCACATAGTATCTATTAGTTTCAAACTCATCATCTAATGGCTCACTTAAAGATGATCCGTTATTTAAATTAGCTTCAAACCTTGCAAATTGTGGAGAATTTGTTTCATCATTTGATGAAAAGTCTACTAAAATTCTAACGGTATCTGGACCTGATGCACTACCAGTTTTACTAACTAAAGAAAAAGCAAGTCTTAACTCATCCTTTAAAGAATTTTTATCAAAATCAAGATCAACGCCAGTTAAGTGTATATGAGATCCACTAGTTATATCAAAATGGCCATACGTTGGACCAGCAACTGCATTTATGTCTAAGTCTGATGTATTACCCTGAATTAAAATAGTATTATTTAAAAACCTACATCTTTCATATCTGAGTGCTCTAGATGTTTTATAGAATATGCTGTTGTCAGAGTTAGCTTGAAATACAGGTGTTGCTGTTAGTACTCCGTTTACCGCATCATATTCTTTTGTTGATGAGTTTATTAGGTATGAGCCTGTAATGTTATTATCATTTTCAGTATCAAGTTGTACTGGTATTGTTGGAATCAATGTTGTAGCAGATGAAGTATGGTATTGCCAGTTTTCTGTATTTGTAAAGGCAAAAATTGTTTTACTATCGTATGCCCCAGCGGATGGGTTTGATCCTGCTGAGTATAATCCTACTTCTGTAATCTCATATCTTTCTTCCGTTGGCAATTCAGCCGTAAGAACAATTTTATTCATACCATTTTCCTGTACATACCCTCTTGAAGATATTGGAACTCTAAACATTTCAAAATCTAAGTTCTCTTTATCTGAATAGTCATCAAGGGTTTCTCCAGTAGTAAACGGTTGCTTCCCGCAGCCAACAGCAATATAAGAAGCAAAAGCTGGTGCTTGGCCTAGTAGGTACTTGCCAATAATAGTCTTACCAGTATTAGTTATCATGATGTAGCGTCTCCTAAATATGCTTCATATATTGTACCACTTAAGCTAATTTGTACTTCAACTTGCTCATCACTATTAAGATTAACTAACTCTATTACCAAGTCGCCAGCAGTATTAAAATAAACATTTGAACCCCCAGGGCCGTTGCCTACGATAGGCACTTTTTCATTTAGATTAATTGGAAAATTGTTAAAAATCTTATCTGACGATCCTTGTAGTCCAACTAGATTTAATGGATTATATTCTTGTTGGATTGCTGTTAAGTTTTTAATTACATTATAGGATACGCTTTGACCATTAATAGTGTCATTTCTAGCAATATTGATTAACTCATGTCCCCCAATATTTTCAAAGATAATATCAGTCATAGCCTCTATTGCTATTGATCCATCATCAAATAAAACTGTATCTATTGGAGCAGTTTTAACAGAATTTTGTTTAATAAAATTAATGGCTGCATTGGCTAGATCAGCTGGTGTTAATGGAGATGCCGATAAGTTGGAAAAATTAGTTTCAGCCATCTTATACCTCACTTAAATAAATAGTCATAGAGGGGCCATCTTGACCTCTGCTATAGGCAATATTATAAACAACAAACCTGGTAGAGTCTGCTGTTACTAAATCTAATCCATCAGAATCTTTATAGTCTAGGGTAACAATGTCTCCTAATTGTAATGTTGGTATGCTAAAAATGTTAGCTCCAACTATTTTTTTAGGCTCCATTACTTTATTTATAATCCAGTTCATAAGAGATTCTGCGCTATCTTGTGTCTGAATATACTGACTTTCAATAGAGAATTCATTTTTGCCATACGTCATTCTGCTTTGTCTAATTTTGTCATATTTTTCTTTTTCAATAAAAGGAGAAATTATTTGATTTGTATCAGTCAATTCTGGATCTGCCATATTGCTACGCTTTTTAAAAAATTCATCAACCGTTAGTTCATGTGTTGTGTCTTGAGTAAACGTTATTCCTTGAATTCTTAAAAAGCTTCCTGTAGTTTCATCTAGGTTAATTGCTTTATCTGTAGAGTTAAATACTAAAAACTCTGCGCCATAAGAGTCTGCTTGAAAACCAGAAACCATATATGATTTAATTCTATTAAAGGTTGGAGAGATTTGAGCATAAAGAGCTGGGTAAGCTCGATCATATTTAATATCAAAATACGCACACTCTCTCATGATTGATCCAAACTCTTCAAAATACATATTATATTTTGGTGGCTGCTGAGAACTTATTCCGCCAAGGTAAGTAGATTGAACTACACCACTCATGGCATATTTTCTAAATGATTCATTTGCATCAATGTCTTTATCCCCAAATGCTTTAGATATTGTTTCTCCAACATTAAAAGATGTGTTCTGAGAATAGTTTTGAGATAGCGCATATACATTTTCAAACATACACCTAGAAGATCCACGAGTAAATAAGGCCATGTTATTGTATATTGGCAGAGGATCGGTATCATCTACTACCTGAATTAGCTTATTATTAATATAAAGATAGAATCTTCTTATTTTACCAATGTCTTCATATTCTACTGATAAATCATATACCGTTGGATTTTTTTCTCCAGCAAGTCTATACTGTCCAGTAAAAGACCCGTCATCAATTAGTATCTTTCCTAGGCCTCCCCATAGCTTTACGGGAATAGCTTGAGAACTTGAAGCATCTTTTTTGATTTTATAAAAAACAATATTATCTATTGAAATATTTGGATTGCCAGCACTGTCAAACTTAACGTAAGACTCAATATTATTTTCAGTAAGTGCGGTAATTTCAAAATAGTAACCATTGTTTGTTTCTGGATTAAGAAGTACTGCTAGTCCTCCTCCTGCGCCACCAATATTAACACTTTGATCTGTGAAACTTCCAGTAATCTGATAGTATGGTGTGCTTCCAACAGGTGTTTGAGATTTAGTAGTATTGTTTTCAATCTTGCCAACAATACGAATTCTAGTTCCAAAATGTTTATATGCATTGTCTAACTGCTTATAAACATAAGACACAAAACTAATTGGATTTTCTGTAGTTTTAAAAGAAGGTCCGTTCATTACAAATGCTGAAGACTGAATTGTTCCAGACTGAGTTGACTGTAAATTATTTACAGAGGTTTCAGTCAAATAAGCTGTTGACATAAAATTTTTAATTATTCCATTTCGTGTTGTTTGTTTTGCCAGAACACTATTTACTCCAGCAGCACCAACTGCTGTTACTGGCAAAGCAATATTTTGTAGCAATTCATTAGTAAAGAGATACTTATGCTCCATGTCGCAACCTCTAACATAATCATTATTTGACCAATAAGGAGCAATGCCTGCTGTGTGGTAAGCCAACGGAGTATTAAATTGACCACGACCATGATCAACTACTGCTCCAGTTTTAAGCCTAACAACATCTCCAATTGTTTCATAATATGGTGTTGCGTAAATTCTAACTAAACCAGTAGGGTAGATCTTTCCATTAAACGGAAGTGATGAAAAATATCTTTGATACTCTTCGTTATTACTAATCCAAACATTACTACTTCCTTGTTTATGTGTATTTCTCCATTTCAATATTTCAATAGATAAAGCGTTAAGGTCTTCAATATTGTCAGTAATGTTTGATGGTGCTAATTTTCCAGGAAGAACTATCTGAGGATTTGTATCACTTAGTTTTCCGTCTGATTTTATTTCATACCATAGTGGAACTGTAATGTTGTACTGAACAGCATCATACTTAATTATCTCTCCATTAGAGTAAAAGTATCCTTGATTTCTTGTTAGCCAATAAACATTCTCTCCAAAATCAATTATGTTATTTACTAACACTCCTGCAACAACTTGTGGCGGTGTTGAAGATAGGTCAGAGTTTAATGGCATTGCACCTAGTACGTAGCTTCCTTGTGTTGATGCTAATTCATTTTTAGATTTTACAACTTCTGTTCCCGCAACTTCCCATAATAGTGATGGCTTATATATCCAGGTTTGATCATTATCGATTAAGGCTGTTTGCTTTAACTTACCTAAAGATCTTTGAATATATCTTTCTGTATAGTTAATCTTGCCAGCATTGTAAATCTTTTTATCTTGTGAAGCAATAGATATTAGATTTGGCAAATTGCCAGACGAGCTATTTTCTACTACTCCAGTATCGGTTTGATTATTTGACCCAGAGATTACGAAGTCTGTTGCTCTTTGAGATTCTGTTGGCATTAAGTAGTCTTTACTCATAATAATAAAGTTATTGTATTCATCAAAGAACATTGCACTTTGAGTTGCCCTAGCTAATTCATTTAAAACTTCTGCAACATTTTGATCTGGAGCAATAAAAAAATACGGAATAATAGCATCAGACTCTCCAAGAGTTCTTTTAAAAGAATAATTACTAAAGCCAATATAGTCAAGTAATAGGCTAACGGCATAGCTTAAAGATGTTTGTGTGGTAAGCAATCTTGGAGCAGGCATAGACTCTAAGAAAAAGAATAAATCTCTTAAGGTTAATGAAAGTGTTGCGCCAGTACCATTGGACTGTGGCACTCCTTCCGAATACAAAGTCTTAATAGGAACAAAATAATCAAAGCCATCAACATCTAATATTACTTCGCAAAAGCTAAACTTAATATTTTTTCTAATATATTTAGATATAATGCTTGACGTATTATTTTCATTAAAGGCTTGATCATCATCAAACATGTTTAAGTTTCCAGTAGAAGCTAGTAGTTGTCCTACAGGCATTGAAGTAACTCCAACATCTGATAAAATTTTTGTAATCTGAAAATCAGTAACCTTGTCTGAAATATTTACTACTAGTCTTGGGGACATTTCAATTAAATCAAAAGTAGAGTCAAACTTATTCATTGTCTCTACAACAATTCTCATGCCACGAACATAATCAAATTCACGATAAACAGTTGATTGATCAACCTCACTAGTAAAAGAATCTGGATTTGTTAAATCTTTTATAAACCCTACCTGAGAGTTTATGGTTTCAGAGCCTATCATCCAACCGTATTCTGGAACAAAAGTTTCATATGCTGATGTTGTTGAATTCCAAATATGAAATGTTCCAACATCTGATGAATTTTCTTGAACTAAGTACGCATAGCCATTATATGATTTTTGAGGAAGCAAAGTTGTTGATGAAATTTTTTCTGCGTACACAAAAATAGATTTATACTGATTTGGAAGAATAATTCCATAATGTAACTCTAAGTATCCATCTGGACCTATAATACTAGTCCCGTTATCTCTTAAGGAATTTTCATTAAATGAATAAGCATTTACCCAGTTATTACCTTTTAGGTATTGTATTTTCCATCTTGAAGGAGTTGTTTTATTTACATCCCCATAAAATTGATCCTCAATTAATTTAGAGCCATCTTTAAACGGTCCTAAATCTGCTGTACCTACATTGGTTTGCATCTTTACAATAAGTCTATTTGCTGGAACCTGTTCCTTGTATACAACAAATGGAGCTGTGTCATCAATGTAGTAAACCCCATTTGTAACATTTTTTGCAATCCCGTATTCGCTGTTATCTTCTGTTCTATAAGATGTCCAGTATTTAAATTGATCATACCTTGAGGCCATATAGTATCTTGGTCGTTCAGCAAGGCTTGCTCCAGAATTAGAAAAGAATCTATTTTTAAAATATGATGCTTTATTAATCCCAGATCTAGGTCTAAATGGTTTAATACAATCCTCTAAAGAATAGATCATCTTAATCTTTTCCTTAGTTGATTTAAATGTTTGGGGGATTGGATTAGCTATATCATCATTAAAACCACTATTGACTACTACGTTAGAATCGGTGGCTCCAGTATAGTACCCTCCAGAATCGAGCTGGTCAAAGTCTATAGGAAGTGTAAAGAACTTACTAGATGAGGTAGTCGGTCTATATCGGTAATTACCCAGTTTAAAGATGTTATCTGGCATGTTCATGTTCCACTCAGCCAAGACCAAACTCTGCAGCCTAACGGTCGCTGATGCCTCTAGATGACCCTTCAGTGCCTCACTTACAAACACTTAAACCTCTTCCAGGGTTACAGACACATTCCAGAGATCCATATTAGTCCCACCACGCTTTTGAACAGAATATGAGAAATCAGATATGTAGACTTCCATGATTTGGCTATACTGATTTAGATGGTTAAACTGGTTTGCGTCTTCTGTAAAATTCTTATATTTATCATATGATAGGAATATCCAAAAAGATCCTTTGTGGTTTTCATACCAGTCTAGAAGTTCTGCTCCACCTGCCCCACCATCTACTGTAAATTCTTGGGATGGGCTTTGACCCTTATAAGGAGATAGTCCTGTTGCAATCTCAAAATCTGCAACATAAGGATATGCTCTTGATGGTAGGTTATCCCATGATGTGGTGATTGTCATCTTATCTGCAATATGATAAGATCTCATTCTTCCATTAATGGTTCTTTCACGCTTCTCAATACGAGTAGGTTTAAACTCAATAGGCTGTCTATTGTGATCTGAGATTATTAAGAACTGATCTATCTCTGAGGCTGTAGCATCTGGTGCATCAGTTCCTACTTCATATCCCGTTGGAACATATAAACCATTTGAAAGGGTACCTGCATTATTAGACCATAGCATTGCCTGTGGTCTTTGATACCTGCGTCTTCCAGATAGGTATGCTGTTGTTGCCATTATCGTTGTCCTCTAATTCTTTGTCCATCAATATACTTAATCTTCTGTATTACTGTACTAGCCTCAGATCGGAATC